GCTGCAGTTTACAAAAAGGTCAAGCAGATACTTAAGGAAGGCGAATGGTATGCAGTTCGTCTGTCAAAGGTTGAGGATAAAGATACTCTCAACCGTCTTGACTCTTACAAGCTTGAAGCGGCAGATAAGATTATTACTGTAGATGATTATGTAAAGAGAAAAAACCTTGTCAAGGAGAGCGTGTAGTGCCTCTAACTATTTACATACCAACATACAAGCGTGAATCAGTTGTGCAGTGTGTGGAGAGTATTGTTAATCAATTTACAAATGATATTGAATTAATCATATCTGACAATGACCAAGATGCTTTCGCTGGCGATCTTTTATACCCGTACAAGGAATACATAACAGAGTATTCAGTAAGAAAACAAAACATAGGTTGTGATGGGAATTGTCTACACGGGTTAACATCTGGTACTGGTGAGTATGTGTGGGTGCTAGGTGATGATGATGTTCTACTCCCAGGTGCTATTGCGACATTACTGCCTATGTTGAATGGTGTTGATAGAATAATGCAATATGCCCCTTACTCTGGGGAATTAAAGCCTGGTTTTTCTGGTACAATGGTTGAATTGATAAACAGCCTTAATGATAAATCGTATGTGATTGCTGCGACATTAGCAAGTATGAATATTTGGAAAAGAGATGTAATGGATTTTAAAATTGGGACAAAGCATCTTGACTCAAGGAATGTTTTAGCTTGGTCTGGAATAAATTGCAAAACAGTAAGTATCCCAAATGTTCCAACTGTTTTAGTAAATGATACAAACCATTTTGAATTTAAAGATTTTGACAATGTGATGTTTGAATACTGCGATGCTCTTTCTGGTATTGATGGGGTTGAGAAGTTTACATTTCATAATGCAAATAAATGGAATTTCGTTAGTGCGTCAATGGAGAAAAAATGATTGTATATACAGGTGGAACATTTGATCTTTTTCATTCGGGTCATAGCCGATTGTTAGAGAGATGTAAGAATATAGCTGGTGTCGGTGGTCAAGTAGTGGTGTCGGTTAACCCAAGTGAGTTCTGTGCTCAGTACAAAGAGCCGCCAATTTGTGAATTATTTGAAAGAATGGAAGTTGTATCTTCTTGTAAATGGGTGGATAAAGTTATCATTAACACAGGCGGAGCTGATTCAAAACCTGCTATCCTAGAGGCAAAAGCAGATGTCATTGTTGTTGGTTCAGATTGGGAGACCAAGGACTACCATAAACAAATGGGCTTTACCCAGGAATGGCTTGATGAGCATAACATTAAAGTAATCTTTGTTCCGTATAGCGAACACATTTCAACAACAATTATTAAATCAAGAATTCTAGATAGAATGTTTCAATAAAGGAGAAATATGTTAATTGTAGATAAACGCAAAGGGCAGACAATGCCTATTCATGATGTTATTCCAACCCCTAGCATCGGTTTAAATCGTGCTTTAGGCGGTGGTCTTAATACTGGTGCGACTCATTTATTCTGGGGTACGCCATCGGTAGGTAAGACAACCATGTGTTTTCGCATTATTGCTGAAGCTCAAAAGCTTGGGTATCGCCCTGTTATCATTGATTCGGAGTCATCATATAATGATGCGTATGCAGCTAAGTGCGGCATAAACATTGAGGATGTAGTAATCATCCAATCTACCATCGTAGAAGACATTATGAAGAACTTGATTGGGTATTTGACAGATGACAAGGAGAAGCACATCTTCTTGTTTGACTCACTATCTAACATCATTAAGGAAGAGTTTTACGATAAGCCTGAAGGCGGTAAAGCAATGGGCTTGCAGTCACGCTCGCAGGGATACCTGTTGCAGAAGTTGGTGAACTATCTCCATAAAGAGCGTAACATTATGCTATTTGTTGCTCACCAAACAGTTGACTTGAGTGGAATGTTCGCAGTAACAAAAGCCAAGATGGGGAATACTGTTCACCATAACATGCACAACATCGTCAAGCTGTTCCTTTCCATGTCAAAGAGTGAAATGGAGCGTGAAGAGAACAACATGATTACCTCGCAACGAGCGACCTGGACTGTTGAAAAAACAAAACAAATTCCTACAATCGGCGCAACAGGTTATTACTATGTGCTTCCACAAGAGGGCAGGATTGACCAAAATCGTGAGATTATTGATATTGCTATTGAGATGGATATTATTCAACGCAAGGGTGCTTGGTATTCCTACGAGGAAAGCAAATGGAATGGCATGGGCTCAATTGAATTGACTGACAAGCAATCAAAAGAGATTCTTAAAAGGATTAATTCATGAGTGATGATCTTAAGCGGCTACGAGAGATAGTTCGTAATTATGTAAAAGCTGAAGATGCATACCTCAGTGCGTACCCAGAGACTGATACATCTCAGTTAAAAAAGAAAGTTGATGAAGCTTGGAAGGCGCTAAAGAACGAGGTATTGTAATTGATATTTTCAATTCATACTGATCAGCATATTAAAGATGCGGGCGGTGTGTTTGGGTATGCTTATGGCTACGATAATATTGTAAAGCATTTTAATCAGTTTACTTATCGTGGTAAACAATTAGAAGTCGTGGACAATGACCCATCCGCTCAGATTCAAATGTTTTATATGGAACCAGAATGGCATAACCCTGTCACTGGTCATGATTTTAGGCAGCCAGGATTTAAGAAACACCATGATCACCAATATAAGATTAATGGCACATACTTAGAAGCTACGAAAGCTTGGGATTGGTGGATTCCCACCATGAAAACATTTGATGAAATCTGGGTCGGTAATCAGTTTTCCGCAGATGCAGTTGCAAATTCTGGAGTGGATGTCCCCACATATGTATTTGAACTTGGCATTGACGATATGTGGAAGCCATTCAAACGAGGCAATCGGGGCAAGATAAGGTTCTTGCATGTTGATTCAGGCAGCCCACGCAAGAGGGCTGACCTTGTTGAAGAGGCTTTTCTTAAGCTGTTTAAAAACAATAAGGATGTTGAGTTGACTCTTAAATACCATAGTAATGATGGTTACAGTGTTATGGATTTATTTAACACTAAAGAATCAGAGTCAAACATAAGAAAAATATTTAAAACACTAACTCAAGAGGGGATGGTTGATTTATATCATCAGCACGATATTCTAGTCTACCCTACAGAGGGTGAGGGGTTTGGGCTGATACCTCTTCAAGCATTGGCTACAGGTATGCCCACAATCTCAACAAGTAGGTGGTGTACCTACGAAAAATATCTCGGTAGCAATATTATTGAATCAACACTCGGCAAAACACAACATTCTGGCTATCACACTGGAGATGTAATCATACCAAGCTTAGAATCAACGGTTGAGTTGATGAGAAAAGCGGTTGAAGACTTTGATGCTCAGTGCGATTATTATTACAAACAAGCCCCCAAAGTTATTAAAGAATACAACTGGCAATCCCAATGCGATAAGATGCTCAAATCTTTGATTAAGCGTGTTGGGGTGGGAATGTTTGAGCCTGTAGGCAAGGTATCTAGGGGAAAGTATATATATTTTCAAAACGGTTCTGGGTATAGCGCAAGCTCTGGTGTGAAATTTTCAAAAGAAAATCCAGTGCAGAAGGTGTCTAACGAAGAATATAATTATTTAATTATGAATTCTAATTTTAGACAACCAACAGACCAAGAGATTACGAAACACTTAGGAGAGTGATTGCATGATTATCATAGGTGTGAGATCCTATAAATGCTTCTGTCCCAAGCCCATCCCCGAAAACCCTGAGTGTGGTGACAAGGAGTCTGAGGATGATTAGGTGGTTTATTATGTTTAAAAAGAAAATGGATTACGCTAAAGAAATTAATGATTTAAAGAAAAGAATTGAAGAAAATGAAAACAGACTTGCAATTCTTCGTGTACAATACATTCTAATGAAATCTGACCGAGACCGACTGAAAGAACTTATTAGTGAAAAGAACTGAAAAAGAAGAAATTAAGCGTGACAAAGCAAAAGCTGTCAAGAATTCAGGTCGTGGACTTAAGAAAGGCGATGCCTCTCTTCACAAGTTTTTAGTTGATTACAAGCATAATGAAAAAACTTTTACGCTAACTCTCAAAGCCTGGGAGAAGATGAGAAAAGACGCTTTTAACGCTAATTATAAATACCCGTGTATTTCCGTTGTGTTTGGTGAGAATTCCCAAACAAAAGTCGCTATAATTGATTGGGATGTACTCCAGGATTTAATTAAAGGAAGCGATTATGAAGTTTAAATTTTGTTGTGATAAATTTGTTGGTCATAAAAGCCTCGGCATAAGATTTGATCATGATGAATTTGCTATTGGTTTTGATCTTGTATGGTGCTTTATTGGTGTTGCTAGGGTTTATCCTTATCAAGCTTTAGTTATGGCAGAAGATCTTAGAAAGGATATGTAATGCCAGATATTATAATTAATAAAGAAACTCTTACTGAGCAAATGGGCGATAAAGCAGAAGAGTTTATAGAATGTATCAGGATAGTTGAAGACATTATCCACAACCCAGACCATTATCTAGGCGGGCAGGCTGTTAAGTATGCTAATATATTAGCGGCGTACAGAACATTGATGATTATTAAATCACAAGCTTTTAAAAGAAAGTCTGCGGTTATGAATGATCAAGATAAGTTTGTTAATGATATATGGAAAACCATGTATGAAGCATTAGGTGAAAACATAAATGCACTTAAACTCGCTGCGAAAGGCGGAATGTAATGAAATCACTAAAAGTATTGAGGAATCCAAAGCCAGTGGAAGTTGCAGTGGAAGTCCCAGAGGAGAGCTTTACCACCGCTCAGTTGGTAGATAGTTTAAATAAAGCTATTGACGAAAGTTTGACGGAAAGAAATAAGCCAGAATTCAAAAAAGTCAAGGGGTTTCACCCAAGTTATACCAACCAATGTTCACGCTATTGGTATTATATGTTTGATGGAGTCAGTGTAACTCCAGACTTTAGAGCGCAAACGCTTAGAATTTTTGATAATGGTCATGCTGTTCATGACAGGCTGTACGGATATTTTAGAGAGATGGGCATCCTGGTAGCCGAAGAAATTCCTGTTACTTATTCATCGCCCCCGATTGAGGGAACGGCAGATGGAATTATTAACTGGCATGGAGAAAAATTGATTGAATTAAAATCAATTAGCTCAGAAGGATTCCATTACAGAAAACTGTACAACAAGCCAAAGGATGAGCATTACAGACAAGCTCAGATTTACATGGAGTGCTTGAATCTAGATGGCGGTTTTGTTATTTATGAATGCAAGAACAATCAAGAAATTCTTCCTATTTATATTGAAAAAGACCAGGCTTTCATAGACAAGCTCTTTAAGAAATACAGAGATATTTATGGGAATTATACTAGCGGTAATATCCCTGTCAGACCGTACAAGAGAACATCTAAGCATTGTTCAGATTGTAATGTGTCTGCTTTATGCTGGGGAGACAGTGATTAATGATGACGAAAGGACATGCAAAAATTTAGATTGCAGTAGACCGTTTAAGGCTAAATCTTATAATAGTATTTATTGTTCGGCAGAATGCAGAAGAATTGTTACAAATGCAAAATTGCTAAGTAACTATTATGAAAAAAAAGCTAATATAAATAAAAAAAGAATTTGTAAAACAAAAGAATGTGAAACTGTATTATCACGGTATAATAAAGAAAATATATGTGAGAAATGCAAAAGAGAGCGGTTTGTGCAAAGGCTAGTTGGGTGGGGCTGGGAAGAAGGCTCGGTCAGGGACAGCATGTAATGAATCTTAAAAATATAGTTAGCGCCCATGACAAGAGGATTTTATCAATAGACCCGTCTTCTCATTCTTTGGGCTGGGCTGTTATTGATTTCAATAACGGTCTTAAGCTAGTTGATTGCGGTAAGATAAAGTTTACAAAAACAAATGATATTTCTATAAAGTTTAATGAAATCAATAGTGGTGTTAAAGAAATTTGTAAAAAATATAGCCCATCTATGACTGTTATTGAGCAATCAGTTTACATTCAAAATTTTCAAACAAGTAGAGTTATTTCTTATATAATTGGTTACACCTGGGGCATTGTCCAGGGTTATTGTTTTAAGGTTATGGATATCAACCCAATTCTTTGGAAGCGGGGGATTGGGTATAAAAATATATCTAAAGCAGATAAAATAGTTTTTGACACTGAGGCTAAGAAAAAGAAGGAAAGAAAAGATCGTGTCAGAGATATTATTACTGATTACTTTCAAATGGAAGAAGAAAATCTAAAAGATGATGATATTGTTGATGCAGTCGGCATTGGACTTTGGTATTATTTAATGGCGGTATCTAATGGCTCTTGAACCTTATAAAGATAAAACATGGCTGTATGAGCACTATGTAAAGAAGCGAATGAATTTGACGGACATTGTAAAGCTGCTGAAGCAAACTTACAATGTTGAAATTTCTCCGCAAGGTCTTTACAACTGGTGCAGTAAATATGATCTTTTAAAGTACAGAGGGAAGGGTAGAAATCTATCCGCTACATCTAAAAAGCCAAAATCACCAATGCAACAGAAGGCTGAGCAGATGAAGCGAGACAGGAGGAAAGCAATGCAAAATAGAAAGAAAGGTATGGGTAGATAATGCAAAGAAAAGTAGCAGCAGGTGATCTAGGTATATTTGCAGAGCTTGATATGGTTTACAACCAGGCAAGAATGATTGAGGCAAGTCAGAATAAGACAAAGTACAAATGTCTTGGTTCTGGAAATTGTTGTTCAATTGGTTTAACAATTCATATGACAGAGTGCGCCAATATTGCATTCAATATCACTCAGCAATTTTATTTGCATTTGGAAAACAAAGGCAAGGATTTTGCCGATGAATGGTTTAATTCAGTAGTTAATTCTTTAAAGGAGGCAATGTATGATGAGACATGGCAATTCGGTGGTGAAACTGAAAGGAAATGCGCTTTCTACAAAGGCGGCTGTACTATCTATGGGTTTAGACCTCTGGTGTGCAGAAGCTATGGGGCTTTTGTCGGTGTTGACGATGTTTGCCCTAGAGAAAGAAATGTTTATGGCAATGTAGAGCATTTCTCTGGAACACCAGTTCAGGATATGGTGCAACAATTCCAAAGCTTACTAAGTAGATACTCAAAAGACAAAGACTCAAATTATGATGTTGTTGTTTATATGCCGCTGGGTGTGTTGAGTTTCTTACTTACGCCAGAAGAATTAGAGGAGTTGGCGGACAAAACAGACGATAGAATGTGGAGAGCTGTTGAAGGTTGGTTTAATTACCGAGTTGAATATACAAAAGT